CTAAAGAAGTAACATTAACTGCTTTTGTTGTTTTCGTTAATTCCTTTTTGATAACCGGTGTATCTTTTAAAACTTCTTCTTCATCTTCATACCAATCAGGATTCACAAACGACCATTGATGCCTACAATTATATCCACCCCTGACTACTAATGGGTTTCCTGATTTCTTACCTGACCAGCTTCGACTGCTCCACATTGATTTAACTTCATCAATAGTAAATAGGCCATTCTTCCTTTTATTAAGACTGCCGCTTACCAAGCTTCTACAAATTTGCCTAGTGGTTGGAATAATATCGCCATAATATTTAACATAAGTCAGTCCAGCATCCTTTGACTTATTAAAATTCAATGTGGCATCAAAATCTCTTAATGAGTCGTTTAATAACTGACCGGCATATCGTTTCATATTATTCCCAGCCCTGTCAGCACCAAATTTTGTTTGTAATGTCTTAACTGCCTTATCTACTAATGTTGCTTTGCTTAAATCATCCTTATTTCTTTTAACGTAATCCACTAGCTTATTCATTTGAGGATCGTTGGAACTAGAGTAGATTCCATTGATGGATTGTCTTAACTCTTTTTCTAATTCAGTAAATTCAGAACCTAATAAAGTATTTTGATAGACCTTATCCGATAAGGTTCTAGTAAAGGTATTGGAGATGTCTTTGAATTGGGTAAAGTATTGTTGTTTTAAATTCTTAACTAAAGCTAGATCGCCTTTTGTAAGTTCTTGAAATTCAGGTGGAATAAAACCTATGGCCTTAAAAGCTTTTTCAACTCTTAAAGCTTGTTTGCTAAATCCTTGTCTAACCACCCTATCTGCAAAAGGTAAATAATGCTTTTCTAATATAGCTTTAATTTGAGGCCTGATCGCAATGGCTTGTTGTAGATTAATTAATTTTCCATCAGTCGTAGGAAGCATTTTGTTAGCAAGGGAAGTAATGTCATCTTCTATCTTGTCTAAAACTTTTGTGAGTTGTTGATAATATTCGGCTTCAGCAATTTCAATTTGCTTGATACGATATTTTGTCGTTGATTCTAAAATATCTGCCATACATATTATTCTGCAATCGCTTCTTCTTCAACTGTTTCTTTAACTACTTCGTCTTGTGTAAATTCGCCCACTTCAGGTTTGGTATCTATCTCGTCAAAGATAATATTTAGTTTTTCGTTATCATCCACCACAGCTCTTGCAATTTCTTTATCAATCTCTTTGACTAATGTAGGAGATTTAACATTGATCGCTTTGGCTTGTTGGTAGAACATAAGGTCGGTTGAGTAATCTCTTATGTTAAATGAATCAGGGTAGTTTATTTCTCCCTCAAATTTTGTGTTTTGGAATAGGGCATAAATTCTAAATAATTGTTCTTCTGCTATTTCCAGGTTGTCGGCTTTTTCGGATAGTCTTGCATTTAATAATTCAAATTCTGTTTGTAAAGCAATGCCTGATGATACTTGTGTCTTGGTTGTTCTAACTGCACCGGTATGGGCTATTCTATTAATGGATTCTACTTTCTTGGTAATCGAGTCCATAATGGATTGTAGGTTTGAACCTGATGGCTGTAATAGATAAGGTTTAAGATTAGGTTCAATCTCTTCCGGCATTTCTATTATTGCACCAGCACCAGCACTAGCATTTACCGATGGAGTCTTAACTAATGATGGATGATTTGTTAATCTAATTAACTGTTCTATTTCAGAGAACTCGTTATAGATAGATTTTTGTAAATCAGCTATATCGGTTAAGTCAGATTGACCAATCCCTCTCTTGTGCGATTTGGAATTGTATAAGACAACTGCTGGTATCTTGCCAATCTGATTATCGGCAGTATCTATGAGTTTCGGTTCTGTTCCTTGTGAAGCAAGGTAGATAGTATCAATCCTATCAGGAAACCAAAGTCTTATGTAGCTTCCCCCATCTTTATCAACTTCTTCTCGCACTTTTAAATAATCTAACGAGTATTTTCCATTCACTTCTCTTGTGTAATTCCAATCTAAAACATTTTCAGGAGTTACAATAGAAAGGTAGGGTCTTATGTCTTGTGCTAACTCGTCAGCTTTGGTGTTAGTCGTTACTTTCGGTTTATCTAAAATTAAAAAACAATGACCATAGATCGCAGAATAATTTTGTGCCTGTTTAATAACAGAGTTAAAATCATTACCCTCTAAATCAGTATCTTGTAAAAAATTTTTAAGACTTGCTTCATTATCCATATCTCCAAACTCTCTTGTCGGCTTCACTCTAAAAAGAAAGGATGAATAAATTTGAATAATGTTTTTACAATGATTGTCGCAAGGAGTGTTTAAGAGTCTTTGATTAAACTCGTTATCTAATTCTAAATTATAACGATTGAGATATTGGCCTACTTGATAATCAAATCCTCCATTATAACTTCTTATAAAATATTCCCAATGATTAACGTTTTCTTTATAATCTTTATGAGTATCGAGTGCCTGTTCTCTGGTGTATGCCATATCTTCTTTGTTTCTTAATGTTCCATCTTTGAGGAATATTGAAAGGTGCTTGTAAAGTCAAAGGTTTAATATAATCTATTAAATAACCCAAAGCATCGTTCATGTGGTCAAAGCCCTCTTCCTTATCCGGAATATTTGTATTCTCCTTGTATATTTGTCTTTGTAATCCTTTTATCAACGTTTTGCAATTATTACTAACGAAAATATATCGTTTGCCTAAAGAATCTTTGAGTCGAGAATTAACTGCGTTGACTCGATCTCGGACTGCTGGGTGTTTGTGTTTTACTTTAACTTTGAAACCAGCATTTTGTAAAATACTTAAATCCGTTCTTCCTCCAGCACTTGTTTTTCTTTGACGACAAGCTGGATCAGGATAAATGAATATTGGAATCTTTGTTCCAAACCTATCTCTTATCTCTTGGCACATTTCATCAGTATTACTTGAATAAATAACAATCTCGTCTAAAAAATACACCCTATCTTCTTCTATTTGTGCAACACAAGCTGACATGGGATCAACATTAAAATCAAGTCCAATATGTAAGGGTTTTTTCCAATTAATTTGTTTATCAATCATGTTCTCCACAGGATGAAAATTATAATAAACAGAACCAGCATAGTTCTCAAATGTTCCCTCAAACTCTTGTCTAAAAGTTCTAACATCTAAATCCATCTGTGCTTGTTCAAGTTCTTCCTTATTAACCATACCACCTTGCAAAGTCGTGAATTGAAAACTATCCCATTCCTCATCTTGCTTTCCTTTGAGATACATTTCATAAGACCAATTACCATACCCTCTAGGAGTACCGGTAAATAAAACATTGCCTAAAGTATCGGAAATAGAAGCCCTTAAAACCTCAAACCATGTTCGTTTATCTATATCGGCAAACTCATCTAATATTAAAAAGTTAATACCTGTACCTCTTAAAGCATCAGGTTGATCGGCTGATTTTAAGCTTATGGTGCTATTGGATTTCTTGATTCGGACAGTTAGGTTCGTTTCGTTTAAATCCTCTATCCAATTAAACTCATTAAGCAGCACTTTTAAATTAGACCAGCATATCTCTTTAGCCATCTTATAGGTGGGTGCAACATACCAAATATTCTGCAAGGGCTTTGTCGCATATTTCATCATCTCTGTAATACAGAGATAAGTCTTTCCAAATCTTCTGCCTGATATTAAAACTCTAAATCTCTTTTTCGAGTTGCTTACCTGATGCTGGGCTTTTGTTAGAGTTATCTTCATTACACCAATACTTTACAACAAATTTATTCTTATCCCAAGTTTGCCGGTCAGTTTGAACTAACTCTATAACTTTTTTTGCACCTTTTTCCACACAATTAGACCAGCCATCTATGGGTTTGCCATCGGTCATAGGAGGGTAACATTGTTGAGTTAATAAGCTACATATTTGAAAGAGAAGAACGTATTTCATAAATCTGATTATCCAATGTTGTCCTGGCGAGTTAATAAGAACAAACAAAAGAATAAAAAGATGATGAAGTACCTAATCCATCGTTCTAATCTCTCCACTCTTTGTCTTATCTTTCTTCTTCTTCGTAGAAGCTTTAATGTTCGGAATCTCATTGCCACTTACCATAAAACCTTTGATTTTAATTACAGTTATTTTTGTCTAGGTCTATTGGTTTATCTTTATAAAACCAAAACCAGCTACTTAACTTTGTTCCATCTTGCGTATAAGTACATTTCTTACCTACTGAACAGGCACTTACAGCAAAGAGCAAAGCTAATATTAAACATATTTTTTTCATTCGCATCCTTCACAATCTTGTGTGCTATCAACAACCACACCATTATTTTCATAACTTAAATCCTGTGCTTGGCTTTTTTCACAATCACAAGACACACAATCACATTGACATCCAGCACTTAATCCACAATGACAAATATGATCACATTTTTTACAATTATTCATACCTAACCATATACACCACAACAGCTAAACTTATCCATAAAAAAATAATGATAAATACAAAACCCAATAGTAGTACCAATAACCATGCCTATTAATAAGGCCATGATTAATTTCAGAGTCGCCATTTTATAATGATTTTTCTATTTGCCGCTTGGAGTATGAATCCAAATATCGTTAAAAAAATCTTTCCAAAACGTAAGAACTTGCTCTTGGTATTTTTTAGCTTGTTCAGGTTGATCTTTAACTAACTTGTCCACATACGCTTTCCATTCTGCATAAGTGGGAATATCTAAATCTAGTTTAAACATATTTTCTCCTTTCTGTCATTATGTAAATATCAATGTTAAAGTTAAAAATAAAGTAATAAAAATAAACATACCTATTAATTGTATATCCCAAGGAAAGTTGCTCATTTAAACCACTGTAAGTACATTAACCAAGGTACTAATATAGGCCAAACTATATGCTCAACAAGTTCATAAAGAACTGCGAGTGTTAATAGTATAGCCCAGAACTTTGAAGTCTTTGCTTTTTTAGAAAGAAATCCAAATATCTTAGAGT